CAGTCGTTTATCGCCTGCTTCATCTCGCTTCGACCATAGCCAGGCGACCATGCCATTCGCTGATAGAGCGTAACCGTGCTCCCCTTCGACGATTTACGGATGTCCAGCAATTCATCCGTCATGTTGTTGCTAGCAACAAGTAGTCGGTACCCGTTTTCCGTTTCCGACATCGAGGAGTCGCTACGCGCGTCCTGCCATTTGGGGAATACGCAGAGTGCATAACGCTTAGGGTCTTTCGCGGTGATTGCCTTTAGGCTCAGATCGCCCCTTTGCAGATCTCCTGGGGATACACACCCGGCCAGCAGCGCAACCGCCAACGCTCCTACGATCAATTTCATGCAGGTCACTCCTGTGGAAAGACGGGGAATGTAGCACTTGGTAATGGAAACCAAAAAGCTCGACCTGTTGACGGATCGTTACTCAAAGCTTGCTGGAATGGTTGGCACTTCGCCGACCTTCCCGTCCGTCAGATACATAAACCCGACGGGCGAGCCGGCCTTTCGGCCGGAATGTCGCGCCCCCCTTCCTTAGCTCAGATTGAGACTCGCGCCGCTCGTTTTCGCAGATCGATTACAACTGCGACACCAGCCAACAAAATTGCAAGGGTGTATGCAAGAAGGCCTAAGTTCACCCCCAGAATCATTTTCTCTGAGCCATCTGTGAGGATCATCGATCCACCGTAAGACTCTCGAAGCCAGTAAGCCATCAAGAACCCGCCAGTAACAAACAATGTAAGAAGACTGGAGAGGCGGAGGTTGCCCTTGAGCCATACAAGCCAAAGGCTAAATGCACCAATTGCAGTATTGGTAAACAGTTGCCAAACCTCATGTAGCCGAGCGTGGGGCTCCCAAGCCTGGTTAAAAACATGGGTCTCATTGAGCTCTAACACCGGTACAACGACGGCGTAGAAGACAATCCCAATACTCACGAGTAGCTTCGGTATCATTTGGAACCTCCCTGTTATTGTTAGTGCGGGCTAATCAGTCATCCAACGTGGATGAATGCACAGTAATGTGAACTAACCTTCCGTAGTAGCCTCCTGCCTTCACGCAACGGATAGTTGTGCATCTTTGTGCCTGAGAATTAGACGCGTCCGGTCGAACCACGGTCCGCCGAACACGATGACTTCAGAAGGTCGGCCGTAGAGGTGATGCAACAGGAATGGCCCCGGGCCGAAAGTCGCCGCGTCCTCGCCGGGTAGTGCCGGATCGTTGCCAAGGAATATCCCGGCATGGTTCGGGTGAACCGTCCGCCCCACCTCCATCACGATCATGTCACCACGCTGCGGCTGGTCAACTTTGTAGAAACCGGCGGACTCGTAGTTCGCTTCGTACAGGCTCGCGTTATCCTTGCTCTCCCACCAGCCATCGGCACGCTTGAAGGCTTCGAACCCCAGCCCCCACTCCCGCTTGTACCAGTCGGCGCAGACCTGCCAACAATCCCAAGCACCGTGCACAAATGGTCGTTTCAACAGAGGGACCTCGCCGGACGGTATAACCGTGCGCAGGTCGCCCTCCGGCCAGCTCAAGATGTGCCACGGCAGCGTCGTCGCCTCGCACATGGCCAGGTCGCGCGGCGATGGCCGACTGGTCGCGTCTGGATGTGAATGAACCACGCCGATCACTTCGCCGATGTCCTCAGCCCCGGCGTATTCCTCCGGATCGATTCGGAATTCCTCGTTCGGCTCGGTGGAGACGTTGCGGCACGGGTAGTACTGCTGTTTGCGTCCGACCGCCAGCAGCAGCCCGCAGCACTCTTTCGGGTACTCGGCAGCGGCGTGCGCCTGGATCGCGCTCAAGATGTGCTTGCGCATAGTCAGCTCCGGGCAATCAGGGAAACGGCGGGGAAACCACCGAACGGCAGCGGGTTACCCTCACCGAAGCGCGGGATGCAGCCCCGGCCCAGCGTGGCGTCACACTCGTCCAGTTCAGGATTGTCAGTCGGCACGCCATCCTTCGTGACGTAGCCGCCGGTGTAACCACAGTTCGGCCCCCGGTAGCCGCCAGTGAGACACCAGTGGCACAACGTTGTGGCCTGTCGGCCAATGGACTCACCGCCAACATCACCCGGGCTGGCCAACTCCCAACTGACCGTCTCACCGTCCTCGTTGGTCTTCTGGTCGATGTACCAGACCTCGATCGTCTCTTGCGTTGGATCTGCCGTCGGGTTGCCGGCCGGGAAGTTCACCGCGTCCAGATACGTGCCCAACGTGTGGCGCATCGTCAGCTTGAACTCGAGCAGGTCGGCGAACGCCAGGCAGAGCGCGGTGATGCGCCCGTTGACGTTGCCGACAGACAACGTCGGCCGCACGGCTGTGCCGTCGCCATTCGACTCGATACCATCGATCTGCATCGGCCAGGCGCTGTACTCCTCGCCCTGCCACCAGATGGCCTTGGCCGGCAACAGATCCGCATTGCCGCCCGCAGCGATGATCTCGGCCGGCGTGTGCGGGATCGCGTGCCCATGGAAGCGTAAAATGTCCGCGCCGTAATCCGTGCCGTCCAACTCAAAGAGCAGCACTTCACTGCCAGGCTCAAGCACCTGGATGTCACTGATCAGTGGCATAGCTGCCCCTTATGGTTGGAAGGCTCGTTCGAACGTGGCCGTGAGTTTGAAAACACCACCGCCCACCGGGGTAGGCACGGGATTTTTGCAGGTGAATAAGCCGAGCTGGCCAAGCGGAGTTGTCCAGGCGAAAGCCTTGGCCCCGGCATGCCGGTCGAGAAAGTCCATGATCTCCAGCACTTTGGCGTTCTGCCCGGTGAAGGCAATCGGGTAGGAATCCTCCTTGTTGTTTGGCCCATCTCCAGCTTCCTGCTTGTAGCCGTCACCAAACTGCGCGGTGCGCACCCTGTAAGTAATCTCGGGCGAACTACCGCGCTCTGTTGGCCAGGTAAATGTTTCGATTGCCATCAGGCCCTCCCATTTGCGTTACGGAAGCTGATGCCACCCGCGCGCCACGATTCGGCTACGGCTTTTTCGGCTGCGGCCTTCATCTGCGTTTGAAGGTTCTGCGTCAGCGCCTGCTGATCGAGTTGCATCCCTTCAGAACTTCGACCCTGGGTGACGACGTTGACCGGCGCACTGATGGTGATTCCCCCCTGACCGCCTCCACTGTTCATCGCGGCAACGTTGGCCCCCGATGTAAGCGGAGTAACACTGCCGCCATTCGCCCCGGTCATGAGGAAGGACTTTCCACCCTCGTTGTAGAGTTCTGGCCCAAGCTCATTGACCTCGTACAAAGAGTTCGGCGCGACAGGCCCGCCAGCCGCCCTGTATCCGGAGAAGTCGACATTGCTGTAGCCCGCTTGAGTAGACCCCGCTGAAGTAGGTGCGCTTGAAGTGCCGCTGCCCACAAAATAGCTGGTCGCTGCACCCACCAAACTGCCTAGCAATGCCGAACTGCCTTGCCGAGTGGCGATCCGAGCCATATCCGCCAGTACCGATTTCGAGAAATCAGCAAACGACAGCTTGCCGGTCATGGCGAAGTTGACGATGGAGTCTTCCATCGAGCTGAAGGCATTGGTGAACAGGCTTTTGGTCTGGCCGGCAACATCTCGCGCCGATTCCAGGTAGTTCTGCCACGCTGACGATGCGCCAGCACTCCAGTCGCCCTGGGCGGCGGTCATATCGTCGTAATTGGCCTGCACAGTGTCATGCAGATCCTGCTGAGTCGCTTTCAACGCCTTCAGTTTGGCGTTGTACTCGTCCAGGCTCATGCCGCGCGAGCCGTCGCCGTACTGGTTGGCCAACTCCAGGCGCTGCTGGTTGAAGCGGTCATCGATTCCGTTCTGCTGTTCCGCCAGCCCTCGCTGCCGGTCACCCTGACCGAGGCTGGACGCCGCGCGCAATCCCTGCTGCCGAAGGGTGTCGACCTGTTGTTGGAGAGCGCTGGTGTACGTATTGACCGCTAACGTCTGCTTGCGCAGCCGGCCTTCTTCGTTGGTCGCGATGATTGCCAGTTCGCTGTCGCTGTCCTGCTGCGCCTTGACCATGGCGGTTCGGGCATCGGCAATCTTTTGATCGATCTGGATGACTTGAGCGCCGGTCGTGCCCTTCTTGGCCTTTGCCGCTTCGAGCGCATCGATCTCCGCCTGATAGCCCTGAGCAACTTCGTCGGCCTGCTGCTTCAATAGGCTGATGCGCTGTTCGGTGTAGCTGGCCTGACTGATCACGCCGGCGCGCTGGGATGCCTCCAGCTCCTTGTCGGCATTTTTGTAGTAGGCCAGGGTTTCGGCCAAGGCGTTCTTTGCGTTGTTGAAGCCAGTGGTGTCGACACTGCCTGTGGCGACCTTTGGATCCTTGAACTTGTCGTTGATGTTCGCCAGGTTCTTGTCGATGGCCGCTTGGCTCAGGCGCGGGTCGTTCGGTGCCACCTTGCGAATATCGTCGAGCTGCTGCTTGTATTCCTTCAGAGCATCGGTGCGCTTTTGCTCGTTGGTCAATGACGATTTGGTGAGAGCGTCAACTTTACCCATCGCAATAACCGCAGCGCCTTGGGCTTTCGCCTGCTCACCTTGCCATTTGGCGATATCGGCCTCGACGTCCCTCTGGTCCTCCAGCATGTTGAGCTGATTGGTATAGAGGTCGATCATCTCCTGCTTGTTCTGGAACAAACCGATGTTGCCGGCTTGGGCCGACGCCAAATTGCGGCGCGCCTGCTCGATGTCTGCACCAATATCTGGCCGGCCGATGTTCTTCAGATTGTCCGCGGCGCGTGCAACAGCGTTGTAACCCTTTTCCCAGAAGCTCAGGTTTTCGAGAATCTTCGGCGTGCGCTCATTGATCGCATCCGCATATTGCTCGGTCGCAAGCTTCACAGCGCCCGCATGATCGCCTTGCTCTTCAAGGGCAGCGATTTGTGAATAAACCGAGGCAGTAAGGTAGTGGTATTGCTCGTTCAGTGCAGCGGAAGCCTTTACAGGGTCGTCAGCCAGCTTCGAGAACTCGGCGACGGTTTCGCTGACAGCCTTACCGGTCGCTTCCTGCATAGACACAGCAGCCTGGGTGATGCCGGTGAAACTCTCGCCCGCGATCTTGCCGTTGCCAGCCAAAAGAGCCAGAACCTCAGCAGCCTGTCCGGTCGTGCCGACAGTTGCGCTCACTTGCCGCGCCATCTCCCCCAGTTGCGCAGAACTAATACCGGCGTAGTTGCCGGTGAGGATCAGCGATTTGTTGTAGCTGTCTTGCTCTTCGCTGCCCTTGTAGAAGGCGTATGCCAGTCCGCCCACCGCGGCGGTGGCCAACGCGAGCGGCGCAAGGATGGCGAGCAGCCCAGCGGCACCCTCGCCAGCCCCGGCACCCAACTGAGCGACCGCACGAACACCGCTACCCCAGTCACCCGAGGACAGGGCATTCCCCAACTGCACGACGTTCTCTTGCGCCTGGCGGGTACCGAGGCGAAGTTTATCGAAACCGGTGGCGGTCTTTTCGAGCTTGGCGTAATCCTTATCGATCTTGCTCAGCGCCGAGTTGTACTGATCCTGGCTGATGCGACCGGCGTCGAGGTGTTTTCCAAGTTGCTCAACTTGGGTGTCCAGCTTGGCCATGGCCGCCCGGGCCGGGTCGATCGCACCCAGCAGGCTGTTGAGGGCCTTCTGTTCATCCAGCGTCGACTTTGCCAGTGCCACCTGTTGCTTATCCAGCTGCGCGGTGATCTTGGTGAATTCAGCTTCACCATAGGCACCAGTCTGGGTCAGCTTCGCCAGGCTGTCACGTTGTTTGGCCAGTTCCTGCGTGGAGGTCGCGCCTTTCGACAGCGATTTCTCCAGCGCCTCCATCTCTTTCATCAGGCCGACGGCGGACTGTTCAGCGCGATCACCAGCCTTGGTCAACTTGTCGAGGTCTGTCGCAGCGTTGGCGGCATCAGCCGAATCGACCTTGATGCCGAGTTCTGCAATATTCATCGACTCACCTTGAATAAGTGCCCGTCTTCACGGGCTGTTGTCGCGGGCTTCGGCCATAACCGCGATGGCTTCCGACTCCATAACGCGGATGTCCTGGAACACGCCGGGACGGTCCTTCGCCGGTATGCCGACGAGCTTCATCACGTTGGGCAAAACGCCGTAGTCGAGGCCGGTCGCGCCGCATGCACCTGTGCGCCACTGAGTCCCCATCGAATCCATGACGAGGAATGACGGCCAGTTGTCCGGCCAAACTTCAACGGTTTCGTCGTAGTCCTCCGGAGAGAAGCCGAACATAGCCATCTGCTCGGCAGATCCTTCGGACTCATACAGCGCACGGGCCGCGGCGATCAGTTTCCCAGGCGGGCCTTGCCGAATGCCTCGCTGTAGGCCTTCACGACGGCATCCGACACACCGATACAGCTCTTCACCAGCGCGGTGATCGACTCATCGTTGAGCTTGTCGCCAAAGCCCCAGGACACCACCAGGTCCTTGATCTGGTCGACCCCTTGCTCGACCTCTGCCGCGGTAACCTCAGTGAGGGTCGGCTCAGTCCCCTTGAAGCGTTCTCCGATGACTTCTGCTTTTTCTTTCCAGGAATCGAACAGTTCCGCCAGCGCGGTGCGGTCGCGGTACTTGAAGGTGAACGGCACCATGGCCGGCTTACCACCGACCTGTGGGATGGCCACATCGACGGTGAACGTCGGCTTGGGCGCGATGGAAAACTTTGCCATGGGAACCCCTTAGGCGGTGTAGCGGGTTGGGCGGGAGGCGAACGACAAGGTGATGGTCCGCGTCATGATGTTGTTGCGACTCAGTGTCGGAGTCGCAGTGATCGACACATAGGCGTAGTAGTAAATGGTCGCGCCACCCGGCAGGTTTGCACGGATCAGGCGTGGCTCCTTGTCCTCGTCTGCTGTCTCGACGATCGAGACATAGGCCTGCGCCGGATCATCAGCGACTGGCAGCGTCATGCTGCTGGCCGACTTATTGGTCGGCAGTTGACGGTCATCGTCGTCTTCGAGGAAGCCGTAAGTCAGGAACTGCTGCTCGCCGCCATTTGCGGTCGGCTCAGTGATTTGCGAGATCTGCGTCCAGCCGGAAGCCTCACGGACGGTGCCCGCACCAGAGCCTGCCGGGTAGTTCTTCACGCTGGTGGTATCGATGCCTTCCGCAGCGAAATCGCCGGTATCCGAATCGATAACGCGAGCCGGCCGACCGTTCAGCTTCGCCCAGGCGGAATCGATCACGATCACATCACCGTCGGCCAAGCCATGGGCGGCAGCGGTGAGCACTGCGGGGCTGGCATTACTGATGGCGGTGAACGCTTTCGGGGCACTCAGGGTGGCTGCAATCTCGAAGGTGGTGCCGTTGGGAATCTTGACGCTCATGGGTTTTCCTCTTTGCAGAAATGACAAAACCCGCTCAATGGCGGGTTCTGGGTTTGCCCAACGGGCGGATCTAGTTGGTGTCAGCTCGATAAAGGAATGAGACCGGCACCGTGTAAGTGGTGTCGTCCGGAATGCCCGGACCGGGATCGACTGGCGTCATCGTCACCACCGTCAGCGCGCCCTTCGTGTTGCGCTCATACAGCGGGAACAGCGCGGCGATCTGATCAGCCAGTGCGCCAGCGGCGCCGCGGTATTTGCCCGAAGGCGTCACGATGTTGACCTGAAACACACCGGTGTACAGCTTGTGGTCGCCGCCGAGTGTGTTGCTGGCGGTATCCGCCGGCAGCGTAAACGCCTTCAGGTAAGTGTCGTCGTTGACTGGTGTGTAGGCCTCGTTCTCGACGACGACCTTCAGCGGTACCGGCAAAGCCTTAGCCCAGTTGATCAGCTTGGCCTCATAGATCGAGGCGATGATGTTGTGGCTCATTTCTGGTTGTTCCTGATGGCCTCCTGCACGATCTGCTGGAAGCGGGCCACGGTGATGCGGACCATGCCACCCGGCGCCTGAGTCGAATGTCCGAACTCGAGCGGGATGGCGTACGGCAGGTTGTTGATGAGGTAGGCTGTCTGTCCGGCGGTGAAGTCGCTGACAGCCGAGACCAAAGCGGCGATTGTCTCTTGTCCGCCTGGGTCAACCTCATCGAAAGTGACGTTCTCGACGACATCAATCGAAAGGTGCCAGTTGGCCCTGAACCGCCCGCCGACATAGCCCTCTGGCGTAACAATGTCCATGCCGTCGTTCAGCTTCCGGCCAGGCTTTAGGCGTCCCGCCTTTGTCAGGTTGGCCGTGTCACTGCGCAGGTTGCTGTTGTGATCGTCGACGGCCTTGTTGTACTCGCGGGCCACGGTGTTCTGTGCCCATATCTCGGGATTGCCCACGGGTGACATGCGGATAACGCTGCTACCGACCTCGATGATGATCTCGCGCAAGCTGGCGTCGATAGCTTCCGTGGCCTGGGCCGCAAACTCGGCGAGGCTCAGCGCGAAACTTCCGGACTGGCCGGAGCCGGCACGGCTCATGATCTCACCTGCAGCTCATACAAAATCGGTGTGCCAGCCGGGTTGATCTCTTTTAACGGCGGGACGATTGACCAGGAGCGGCCCTGAACAATGACCTTATTTAGCAGGTCAGGCACCCATGCCAGCCCCTGCGCGGCGATCTTGAGCTTCTTGTCGCCCTGCTTGATCAGGCTGTTGTTCTGAAACTCTTTACCGGTGAAGTCCAGCAGGATGCCTTGGGCGGCCTGCTCGGTGATGATGTCTTGCTGTGCGGTCCCGGTTTCCGGATCGTACTCGCCGACGGTGATCACTCGAATGCTCACGGGTTGACCGAACTCTGTAATCATCTCCAGAGCCATTACGGCCATTTCGTCGTAGAAGGCCATGGTGGCTCCGTATGCATGGGTCAAGTGGGGCGGTTAGTATCGTCACCCCAAGAACACGGTTTATGGAACAGGAAGTCACAATGACGAAAGAAGAGCAGCATGCCCGCGAAGTGATAGGCAAGATGCGCAGTTTCTGCAGCCAGGCCAACGAGTTAATGGAACTGCACAAGCCCAGACTCAATCGCCTAGAGAAGGATGAATTGCAGCAGCGTTTCAGATTGCTCAAGGAAGAAATAAAGCGATACGCCAAAACCGGCACTGTCGATGGCGAAAAACGAGCCCGCAGCGAATGCGAGGAGTTTTACTTCGAGCCAGCCGTAAGCACAGCGTCAGCCAACATCCTGGTGAGTATTAACGCCGATCCAGCAACGCAAGAATGGTTCTCCTGCGTCTACGGCATCAATACCGACATTGGGCATCTACTTTCTCAGCTGGAAGAGCAATATCCCGACTAAGCCCTTACAGCGAACAACCCTCTGCGCTGAAGGTAATCAGCGAACTGCGTGGCGCTCGGCCTATCCGGCGCCGCCGGCAACAGTCGTCCGCTGGTGTTGGGAATCGTCGCGTACTCGCGAGTTACTGCGCCTTCGACACGCTCCAGCGTCACCGCACCTTTGCGCTTGTCGATCGGGTCGATGTCATCGGTGTGAATCTCAGCGGCCAAGGCCATCTGGCCGTACTGGATGCGCGCCGGCAGGTAGTTGTCGGGCTTGATCTGCTGATCCAGCTCGACACCCCGGCGCGGCCAGGACAAAGCCTGATCGCCGTCCATCTTACGCCCCTTCCAGTTCATGCCATCCATCGCCAAGGCGGCACGGCGCAGCAGCGCTTCTTGCGCAGGCACTTCCGCCGGGATGGTCACACCGAACTTGCCGGCGTACATGACCAGGTCCTCGGCGCTCGCGTAGCTTTCGGCGTCTGGCTTGCCGGTGCCGTCCTCGATGATGAGTGTCATGGATCAACTCGCTGGAATGAGCTTTGAATGATTGGCCACCGAATTATCGGCAGCCGCAGTATCACGCCTTGGGCAGATCAGCGACGAGCTTTTCCAAGGACTCTTTCGATGCATTGGCGCGGTAGGTCACGCCAGCAGCGTCGAGTTTAGCCTTCAGGGCTTCGACTTCGACGCCTTCGCTCGTATTCAGCTCGGCGAGCTCATTGCGCAGCGTCTCGTTTTCCACTGCGAGGTCGTCGCGCGCACCGGCCAGTTCAACCATTTGCAGGCGAATGCCATCAAGTGCATGAAACAGGCGGATTGCGAGCTCACCGGCTTCGGGTTTTTCAATCTCGCCCGCATCGAGCCCATCAATGACTGCACGGACCGTATCGCTCTCGATGCGCAGCTTGCCGATCAGCTCTTCCAGTTCAGCCTTGTTATCAATGGCGCCAACAACCAGCACCTGGCGCGGCGCCGCCACCTTCAGCGTCACTTCGACACCGACATTCTCGTAGGCATCAACCACGTTCGGCCAGTCGCCAATCACCAGCACGCTGGTCACGCCGGCTTCTGGTCGTTCGAAGTGCTCTGGGTTTCGGTAGCGCTTTTGCGGATCAAAATCCGACTTCTGAGCGGAATAGATGAGTTCCATGAATATCTCCAGGGCGACCACTGATGGTCGCCCGTTACGAGTAAGCCGATTAAGGAGCAGACAGGTCGATCAAGACGCCGGCAGTAACCTTGTCGCTGGTAGCGTATTTGGTCCAGTTGGCACCTGCACCGATTGCAGCCAGGTTCGGGTTAACACCACCGGTGGAGTCCTTCCAGCTGTAGCCCAGCAGATCCAGGTTGAAGGTGCCTTCGGCACGGAAGCCCATCGCCAAGTTTTCCTGGTTGTCGATGTTGTACGAACGGAAGCCTGGAGCCTGGGACTCAGTGATTTTGATCGCACCCGCCTGCAGGCCGAAGATGGTTTCCGCAGGGATAGTGTCCGACACCAGGACAGGCTTGCCCATGGTGCCCGGTTGGCCACCGTAGATGACCACGCCGGCTTCTTCGTAGACCTTCTCGGTGATGGCCTGATCGACCATATCGAAGTAGGTCGCCGAATCCATGGTCCACAATGCGATGCGACCGAAGCGGTCACCAAACTTGCGCATGCCCTTGGTCAGCGCCTTCTTGCCGTCAGTGGCAAAGCTGGCCGTAGCCACCATATTTGCGTTGGCGCCGATGGCTGCCTTCAACGCTGCCATGGCGTACTGGATGTAACCTTCCAGCACAGCATCGGCGTAGTCCTGACCCACCAACTCGGAGAACTCTTCCGGCGAGCGAGCGCGGCGTTTGAAGGCCTCTTCAGTGGTTTCGTACGGACCGTACTTGAAGGGTACTTTTACGCCGACCATCTCGCCGGAGCCGATCTTCTGGCCGGCAACGGCAGCGACGGAGTTCACATCGCGGTGAGCAATGGCGCCGCCGAGTTTGTAGAACGAACGCTTGCGCAGGTCGCCTTCGATCAGTTCGTTATCGAGAATCAGCGCACCATTAGAAGAGGCATTGAAGACATCGATGACATCCTGGATGCGCTCCAGATAAGCGGTTTGGGCAAGGTCGTTGTAAACGATCATGTCCGAGGTGACGGTAGTCGCCATGGGTTACTCCATTATTTGGGCAATTTCAGGTAAGCGTCCTGACCGTTAGCGGTGATGAACTCACGCTTGGCCACAGACGTCATTTCAGAGCGTTTCAGAGCGGCCCCACCGCCATTTCCAGCACCTCCGGCCCCGCCGCCAGATGCCTTGCTACCCGCGATCAACGGTGCGAAGGCGGTGTTGTTTGCAAATTCTGCTTTCAGCTCGTCCAGCGAAGATGCCGAGAGCTTGCCCTGCTTATCGAGCACGACAACCACAGGCTTCCCGTCACGCTGCTCGACACTCAGACGGCGCTCAATGTGGGGCAGCAGGGCTTCTGCGCTACCTGGGATTGCCAGGGCAGACGCGATGTCAGTAGCGGTACGGCCGACAGTCAGATCCCGGATCTGCCCGCTCAGCGTTGCGCGTTCCTGTTCCAGCGAACCGTTCAGTTCAGCTTCGCGGCGGTTGTACTTTTCAGACCAGGACTTCTCGAGCTCTTCGACGTTGCCCGATTTGCGGGCAGCTTCTTCGCGCTCCAGTCGAGCCTGATCCTCTGCATCCTTGCGAGCCTTCTCGGCGGCTTTCTTCTCGCCGAGCAGCTCTTCAACCTTCGACTTCAGGCCTGAGACGTCCTCTGGCTGCGGCAAACCTTCAATGCCGAGGGTGAACTTGCCGTCCTTCTCGACATAAAGCGCTTTCGCGGAGTCATCGAGACCATCCAGAGTGTCCAGCTGATATTTCAAACCCATTTTTTTGTCTCCCAGAGACGATTTGCAGGCCCTGCCCGCAGATATGAAAAAGCCCCGTCAATGACAGAGCCTTGAGTGAATCTCGCGCATAAAAAAGCCCCGGCGGATGCCAGGGCTTGATTCGAAACACATAGACCCTTCGGGTCATTCCTCCTGATCTATCTGATCAAGAAAATCAACGTCATCGTCTTCTTCGTCAAAAGCTGCTTGAGCGTCGTCTTCAACCCATGACTCGTCATCATGGAATTCATGATCGAGCAGGTGATCGTGCTCTGGCTCGGGGATATCTCGTTCTTCGCTCATGACTTACCGAAACAATAATAGAAAGAACGGACTGTATATGCAGATCCCCATCCTCAGTCAACGGTCACGCGACAGCTTGACGCTGTCTCCGGGAGACGAGGGTACAGGCCCTGCCTGCAAGCATAAAAACCTGCCACAGCGGACCTGTTTTTTGCGGAATCGCTGTAGGATGCTGCGCGCTTCGAACGCCGCAAATCGACTAAATATGGAAAAGGATCACCCAATGAAGCTACCCAGGCTTGTTGGAAAAGCAGAATCAACTGGCTGGACGAGAATTGATGTCACAGTTCAGGCGGCAATTATCGCTGCACTATCAGCTACTGTCGGCGTTGGAATCACCACCTACTCCAGCCAGGCTTCGACCAACCAGACGATGAAGCTTAGCTGTGTAAAGAGGATTGACGATCAGGAGGACAAACTACGAGCACGAGCAGAAACGCTGCTCACTTCGATAGCAAAACTGACCGCCTATCCCGCTCATCCAAATCCGACATCAGAGGCTCTGGCCAACCACTACGATGCAGTTGTTGTTGCCGGCCAATCATTAATCGCAAACGCACCTCCTTTTCTTGCCGTTAAAACGATGCACCTAATCGGGCGAATTATGAAAATTTCAATGCCGACGGATGATGCTGCTGAAAATGCCAAAAACATTAGCGAGTTTCAGGCTGAAATCATCCCTTGGCACCAAGCGTATTTCGATCAAATGAGGCAGTTCGAAATAGATCGCGTCGGCTGCTGAGGTCACAACCTAGCTTTTTCAAACGCTAGCGGCTCAAGAGCCTTCATCTGCACAAGCGTCAGAGGTGCAAAGTTTCGATCAAGCTGCAGCTCGGAGAATCGTTCGACCGTCAGTCCGCCTTCGCGGAACAGCTTGGCGCGGACCGGGCCAATAGCCTTGTCCTGAAACGCCGCCGGCTGCTGCTTGAGCCAGTCGTAATAGCTCAGGTCTGCCCTCACCTGCTGTGCACCGCCAGCGCCGATGGATGCGCGCGTGGCATCCTTGGAGAACAAGGCGCTGAACCGGGTCACAGGCACGAACGTTGTCCTGCAATTGATATGGAACGGCGGCCTTGGCCCGGAATCGAGTGGAAACCGGCGACCATCCAGTGACCTGCACTGCACGGTCGTCTTGCTGTCCAGGGTGGCGACAATCTCGATCTGCTGAACTATGTCGCTGTTTTCCTTCAGCGTCTCCATCCGCGCTTGGGCGGAGACGTACTGCACTGCCGTCCGCACAATGGCACCGGCGTTGCGGTTGATCGTGGCGAGTATGCCGTCGTTGCACTGGAGCGCCTTGGTGCCGCGAATGTTCTTGATGATCTGGAAGTTCGTCTGCCCCTCGAAGAAGCCCTGCCGGATCGCACCAGTGAGTCGTTGCCGCTCAGTGGTGGTGAAGTCCTCAATGAACGACTCAAGCAGCTTTCCGCCATCCGCGCCGCGCACGCTGAGCGGGTTAGTGAGGATAGCTGCCCGGATCGCAGCAGCGCCCGGCACAGCGGCATCGAATGACACGCCAACCGGCGCCGCCCGGCTCAGGCTTGTCGCTTCAAACTCAGCCTCATAGTTGGCGATGTCGATCAGGTCGAGGTTCAGCTTCTCGCTATACCGGTTGAAGATTCCCAGCAGCAGGCTGTCGACCTCGTTCAGCAGCCGCTCCAGTCGGGCGACGGTGTAATCCGTCAGGTCGGCCCGGGTCAGTCGCTCACGGATCGAGCGGTCAATTTCCTTGAGGAAAGGCCCGAACTTGGCGACCTCCCCCGACTTCAATTGCTCGAGGAATACGGCATGCCGGATTGTGGCATCAAGGATTGCCTGGTTGGCCGCCATTCGGGATTACCTCATCGTCGTCCAGGTCGGGACCGGGGTGCTCGGTTTCCAGTTCGTCGCGGATCTGGTCGTCTGTCTTCTCGGGATCAATCACACCTCGATCGCGCAGGTACTGCCAGAAGTCGCCCGCCGGCAGCTTGCCGCCTTGCACTGCGTTGAACAGCGCTGCCAGGATCGTTGCGTCCAGAGTGATCTGGCTGAAGTCCTGATTGAGCTTGTAGAGCGTCTCGCCCGTCGCATTCACGAACTCCGCCATCCAGACCAGGCACTGGCTGTAAGCCTCGCTGACGTTACTGACGATCAGCGAAAGGACGCTATGTTCGGCGGCGCTGTCGTTGTCAGCCTGGGTTGCAGTTTTCACCGCGCTGCCTCGCTCGATTAATCGGGCGCCGAGCGACACCATGTCCTCTTTCTTGGCGTCCATAGCCTCTTTGACGAGCGTGTTCGGCTCAGGCTGAGCAAAGCCACACGAACCATTGGCAGGAAGCGTCAGCGGAGCCCGCGAGCCCACATAAATGCCGTTCGCTTCTAGGTGATCGCGCCAAGCCTCATCGAGACCGGAAATCCAGAATTGCGGCTGACCAGAGAACCACACCGAATCTTCATAGTCCGCGCTATTGCAGTAATGACCGATGTTGAGCACTGCCATGTCGTACAGCGGCGAATCGTCGATGCTGGTGTCGTTGTTCTCGCTGCCGAGGAACTGGAACGGGATCAGTTTCCACGGTTGACCAACTCCATTCAACGGCGTGAAAGGCGCGGTGATCATTGATGTTTCGCTGCTGCCCTCTTGCCAGACTTCCTGCGTGTAGATGCCGGCTTCGTCCAGTCGCAGCACTCGATATTGCACAACCTTTTCACTACCGAAGCCGTCATCGGTATCGATGTCCACTTCCTCGCGCAAGACGACCAGGCTCAGCAGATGCTGACCACCGAACTTGCGCGTTTTCCAGTTCCTGATGGACTCGGCCGTGTAGCTGGCAATGCTCGCACGGGCTCGACCCGCCTGCTCGTCAGCCTTGCTCACAGTACCAGCCTTCACGGCGGCGTAATCCACCAGCAACCCGTGACGACCAACTTCGAGCAGGTGTCCGATCACCGATTGCGATTGCTGGTAAACGCTCACGCCCTGCCCGTCGATGTCCTTCGACACATAGTCGAGAGCGCCCGGAACGGTCAGTGTTGGCCAGGTGCGGAACACTGCGCCGACCAGACTGTGTTTCGTCCGGCCGGTGGCGTTGTAGAACACGGCGCGCTGCTTGTAGCCCTTGTACCGCTCAATGTTCTCCTGGCTGATATCGTGCGGATTCGGCTTCGGCAGATAAACGTCGCCTCGGGCTTTGACTGTTTCGGAGCCCTTGCACACATCGCGCACCAGCCGCCAACGGGACTGTGCCGCGTCGTATTCCGGGCGGGTATAGGTGACGTCTGCCATTAGCGTGCGAATCCCATTTTGATTGATTTAACCGGCTTCCTTGCGCTCTTGGCGACAGCGAAGTACCGGAATCCGTCGGAGCCGTGAGACGTCCAGTCGTGAAGCGGTTTGTCTTTCCAGCAACCGCGTTTGTCGTCCCACTCCTTGCGATAGTTCTCAAGGCAGGCGATCCCTTCCTCGCATTTGGATTCGTCGAATGCGCACTTGGGCAGGATCTCGCGAGCCTGCTCAATACCGTCGTTGACGCCGAGTTTGGGAACGACTTGAAACGTCATGCAGTATTTCTGCCCGTCGATCTCGTAGCCCTCGCGGGCGAGTTCACGCCGGGTCTTTGCATCACTGCCGAACTCACGGTTATCAATGTCGTGCGGCCCCCAATGCTCGGAATAGGTGTAACCCTTGTCCTTGAGCACCTTCATGTAATGCCGCAGGCCTTCTCCCGAGTTCTCGTAGTAGTCGATGATGTGAAACTCTTCGCCGACCTGACGCACGAACCAGATCGCCGTGGAGTCTCCGACGCCGATGTCCCAGAAAGTCATCACCGGAAGATGACTGTTGCTCGGCAGCACACCTACACGCTGACTGGCGTAGAGCTTGGTGAACTGCTGGGCGTAATACGCGCCTTCGATCGACTGCTGGAAGGCTTCGGACGGTATCGACGGGTATTCCCGCTTCATGTCCGAGCCGAGCGTCTTTTCCTTTGCTGCGTACCAGGCGCACTGACCGGGATTCGTGGCGATGCCGTGCTTGGCGGCCAACTCGTTGAAGTAGTCGGTCAGGCGCTGCGGAACGACCGCATCGGTGGGATCAAGCCAGTAAGCCTTGTTCTTCCACCAGGAGAAGAAAAAGAACTTCCAATCCAGTAGGCCCAAGGGTGCGCCGGAAAGCTGTTGTTTCTCGGCGCTCTGCGAGTAATCGAAGAAGTACCCCGCCCGCCCTTCAGCCGTTGATTCGATCGTGACGAAGCAGTCGGTGGCCACGGCCTCGAAGGCGCCAGTGACAATTTCCCGGGCCTTGTGCGGAAACTTGGCGCAGATCTTCCCGAACTCGGACACATGCAGATAACGCAGTGTGCCGCCCCGGAAGGACGTAGAAACGTATATCGAGCCGCCCTTGCTGAACACCAGCTCGCTGGCGGCGTCGTTGCTTGCGGGGTTGGCTGCACGAATCTCTTTCGGCAGGTTGTCGTAGGCGTACTTCACCTTCTCCCGGAACAGGCGCTTGGCGTCGTTCAGGGTGTGGGCGATCAGTGCGCACTTGGCCGACTCAAACAGAGCCGCGTCCAGCTGGATGATGCAGCACTCGGTGGTGAAGCCGAGCTGACGAGCCTTCAGGATGATGTTCCGGGTGTGCATCCCGTCGAAGTATTCGATCTGCTCGTCCGTCATTCGAAACCGGACTTTCTTCCCCTGCTTGTCGGTGATGAAGTAGAGGTTGTTCAGGCGCCATCGCTTATCCCGGAGCAGCTTCAAGTGCTCGGGCTTCATGTCAGGCTTCCTTCGATAGATCGTCCATCAGCTTCGAGAGCTCATCGGCATCGTTGCCGGCAGTTTTGGTGTCGAGGTCGTAGGCTTGGCGCTCCAGGGAGATCAGGGTCTTCAGCGTCTCGGCCATTTCCTTCATCGTCTTGGAGCGACCTGGTAGATCGATGATTTTCTGGTACAGATCGTTGCGTTTGTCCTGCCCGTTGTCGTCCTCGGAGCGCATCAGCTCGCCCAGTTCTTCGAACAGGTGCCGGTTATCGGTCAAACCTTCGAGCTCATCCAGCAACTTGTTCGTGAGGCGACGGCCCCGGGAAATGTCGCCACGGTGAGCCATGCGGATGCTTGCAATTACCTCGGCGTTGACCTCGATGATCTCCCGCTCGGTATCCGCTGTTTTGGTGGATACCTGAGTGGATACCGTGCGCTTGGATACCAGTGCGTCGGCCTTGGCCTTGATCTTTGCCTTGAGGTCTCGCTCCCACCCATCCCGTTTAGCACGCTTGTTGATTGCGCCGTGGGTGATGCCTTGGGCTGATGCGATCTCACGGATGGAAAGCAATCCGGCCCGGTAGGCTCGTTCGATCGCCTCCCAGTCGGGTTGCTTTGTTGTCATGGGGATTCTCAGAGGCTTGAAACAATGGCCTGTTGCCGGTATTGGTAGCGATCAACTCACCAGCAAGGAGAGCAACATGGCAATTTTGGACTACGTGAAGTACGAAAATGGCTCCGACTCCGACAAACGCGTACTAGCAGTCAACGCAGCACTTGAACTCATCTCGGTCCGAATCGGGGCTACATCTCCAAACGGGAACCACTTGGATACGGAACTAGGAAGGCTCTCGGGCTATGCCGACCAGATCCAGGCAGCACTGAAAGTTAAGTGATCCATCCGTGCCGCACTCACCTGCGGCACACCTACCCTTCCCCGCCATCCAGCAGCACATCAATCAGCTTCTGCTCACCCAGGCGCATAGCAGCCAAGCACTGCAGGTCGCCGCACTTTGGCCCCAACCCGAACACTGTGACCTCGCCTTTTGGGCCGATCATGGATAGAGCACCAACAGTACAATCCGGATGCTCACCGGCATCGAGATCATCAGCAATCTTGCGCAGAGTCTTGGCGGCGTCACGCCAACCCTCACGCTTGAACTCAACGAGTTTGGCTGTCATGCCGTCACCTTCTGGAGCCACTCTTCAATGATCCGGCGCAGCACTGGCTCGGTCAGGATGATTGAAGGCTTGTCACCGGCGATCACTGAGCGCACCAACGCATGGGGGATGACGTGAGTGCCGTCACTCGCCACGACCATCAGGTGCGGTCGATGATCAGCAATTTCGTGGATGTCCGCAGTCATTGGCTCACCATGATGTTGGTCTGCACCTGGGCGTGCCCGTGCAGGAGAGATACGACTAAGCCCTGAGGCAGGCCGGCAGCCTTGGCAGCATCAATCGCTTTGGCGAGGGCGCTGTCCAGATCGGTGACTGCCTTGTTGATGGCCGGGCTCAGCGGCAATGCGTGATGCAGGCGGGTGACGTTGGTCATGCTGAACTCCAGTGTCGCGACACAATTTTCTGATTCGCGAAACGTGTCGCGGACTACTGACCAGCCCCACGGGTGGGGAATCTGATCTCGGCAATCCGATCTGCAATGTCGGCCAGCTTCTTTACTCCCAGGAAGCCAATGAACACACCGGCGGCTGTCGCAAGGTTTTGAGGTAGACCGAAGTATTCGAGGACCGGGATCAACCCAATGGTGATCAGTGTGCAAATCGCCGCTTCGAGCAATGCCTGACGACGAGTCCCCCCTCCGTAGATGATCCTGATGCCGGCCATTAGGGCAGAAAGACCAGCAGCATAAAGAGTCGGTGAATGCTGACTCAGCCATGCAAGCACGATGAGCCAGGTTTCTGGTTTGTCTGGCATGTTTGGCATCCGGATGTCCCTCCCTTTCGGGGAGCGAAGTAGATCCGGCCCCAGCAGCACTCCCAGCTCGGAGCAATGGGTGTGGTGGAGCCGAAAACGAAAGCCCCGACCAATGTCGAGGCGCTAGACCAAATAAAACAAAAATGTTGTATTAACACAAAAGTGTTGTAGAATGGACTCATCCAAACAACGAGGCGAGGTGATGAAGTTCAGCGAGTTCAGACGATGGTTGAAGGCCCAAGGGGTGACCTTCGAAGCAGGCAAAGGAAGCCACTTCAAAGTCACCGCCCCAAACGGCAACAGGACAACCTTCGCGGATCACGGTAGCAAGGAAATGCCAGAACCGACCCGCAAGGCGATCATTAAACAACTGGGGCTCTGAGAGCCCCTTCACCACATCTGAATGCTGGACCATCACCTCCGAGGAGTGACCATGTACGACTATGCAATCCGCTTTGAAGAAGATGATGGACCAGGTGTCGCCGTCTTCTGCCGAGACCTGCCGCAACTAAACAGCTATGGCGATGACCGAGAGCACGCTATCAGCGAAGCCCTGGACGCGATCGAATCTACTCTTTCACTCTATGTCGACGAGCGTCGCGCCATTCCGACAGCATCTGCACCACTGGACGGTGAACACGTTGTTTACTTGCCAGCGGTAACCGTGGCGAAGATCGCGCTGTGGAACACCATGATGGAGCGGGATATGCGCAAGGCAGATTTGTGTCGGTTACTCGGTGTGCACCAGGCCCAGGGCGATCGTCTGGTCGACTTCCTGCACACATCGAAAATGGAACAACTGGAAAATGCTTTGGCTGCTCTCGGCAAGCGTCTTTCGGTATCTGTCGAGGCAGCCTGAATGGGTGCGAGGGTCTTTCCCCTCCGTCCGCCAAGGACCGTCCCAGCGTCGACGCCCCATTGCATCGATCTCGCGGATCCAGTCTCGCGCCGCCCTGGAGCATGTACGGCCAAGGTGCGCGGGCTGCCGGTGTTGATTCCGTACGTCGCACTATCCGGCTATCGACGTCCAGGCCTTCCCAAGGATTGCCCTGGCTACAGGTGAATTTGAGGCATAAAAAAGCCCCGCACTTGGCGAGGCTCAGAATATTGTTCAACGATTATGTCGATCGAGCAAACGAGTTCCACTCTTCAATAGCGTCATCGGCCGCTGAGTTGTGTTTTCGAATGGCATCCTGCTGCTCCTCTACGAAGTCAGTTATGCAGGTTTTGTATTCATCCACATCCGCCCGGAACTGATCGCGCTCGTATTGATTTTGAAATTCGTAGGGAACGTCTGGCTGATTACAGTCATGCGAGGGCTCAATCGTGTCGGCAAGTGCCAACGGCGAGAGCAACAGTCCGAGAAGTAAGAAAATTCGCATCTTCCTTTGCCTCACATGAAAAAGCCCGACTTCATGCCGGGCCTTACTGTGCAACCTCAACGCGCAAGATCGACAGGATGAGCAAATGCTCTCTCACTTTCTCACTCAATGCAATGGCTATTTGCTACGCCGCGCAACTTTCGATCAGGCCCTCCGCATCCAGCAACTCCTGAGCAGCAGAAAGCGCCTCATTCACCTGGTCATCCAATGCCTTGCGGATCGACGATCGCCATCGGTAACGAGTCGATTCCGGCTTACCGTCGTTGTCCCAATTGTCGATGTTGTACCAGGCGGCTGGCAGAACAGCAGTCGAGCGCTTCAGGGTTTGCTTACGGTCGACGTTATCATCCATGCCGCGCAAGCCTTTCTCATTGAACGAGTCTACCAGTGCCTTATTCTTGGCGATGGCTTCGGCTTCCCGACTCACAACCTCGATAGCTGCCGGCTCATGCTTCCCGCCAACCTGAGGGATTGCCCAGGTCAAAATGGCGCATTCCCGGAACCGTTGCGGCGCTGGCGATTTCACAGAACTCAACAGCTCCAATATGGCGCCATGCTTACGCTCTTCATGCGTGGAGTACTTCGCGACCAGGGCCCGCCAATGTGCCGGGGCCAACGCCTTGTGCAAGCGACCGAACACCCAGCAATCCTGGAGTAGTGCCGCTTCCTTGCCGACAATCTCCCCCTTCTGCTTCGCACACTGCACCTTCGGCTCGAAGTCGCAACCGCCTGCAGAAGTGACGGTTTCGGCGGCGAGCGCCCGAACAACTGCGGATACCACGTTGCGATAGGTCATGCTGCTCTCCCCCTCAGCTCTCTTGTTTTTGCCCGGTATTCGGCCTTGATGGTCTTGATCTCATCGACGGTGTACTTGCGGGCCGGATGAGGCCCTTCCAGCCAATTCACTTTGTCGGCGCCGATGCGTTTCACCAGCCGGATGCGGTACTCCACCGCATTACCGGACAGGTTCCGATTACACTTCACGCACTGGCGATGGATGTTCATCGGTTCGAAGCGCAGTTCTGGGCAGGCGCCAACCGAGCGGTAATGCCCGGCGTCCCAGCGGCTACCCGTGATCAGATCGTGATCGCTCGGCATTGAGTCGCAACTAATGCATGGCAGGTGCGCGTCACGCAGGCGTACATACTCGTTCACCGCCGCCTGGGCTTCGCGCAAGTGATCCGCCCGACTCTTGAGCTTCTCCTTGCGTACCTTGATCTCCCGGCGCTCGCGCTGATCGATGGCCTTGCGTGCCTTCTCCTGATTCACGTCCTTGATGGCGAGCCCGCACTTGGGGCTGCACACCTTCTGGCCCAGGCGCTGCGGCGGGAAACTGATGCGGCAGGCAGGGTTCTCGCACTTCTTCGGCTTGGGTGCCTTCCTCTCCTTGATGGCTACGCGCATTCCTTACCCTCCCCGAGCAGATCGCCGAACACGACACCTTGGCCAGTGAAGTACGCAGCCATGCGATCTGTGTACTGGATGCCCTGGGCGCGATTGAACAGGCTGGTCACCGGGAATCCGTCAGGCCCAAACAACTTGCAGCCACCCATCATGGCCAGCTTCGTTTCGTAAGGCAGATGGCGCATCACCCGATACCACTCCGTCTGAAACCCGGCATCCTCATTCAGAAGGATCTGCACGCCGAAGTGGAGCTTGCAGTAGCGCCGAGCATCGGCTGCGTCGCCTACCTGCGTCATCTGGGCAATGCGCTGGTACATGGCGAACCACAGGGCGTTCTGGTCGAGTGTGCGATCTTTGCCCGGGCGCAAAGACACCACCACAAACTTCTTGTCCCGGAACATGGTGCTCAGCTTTGTGATGGCCTCGGTGAGCTTGGCCTGGCTGTTGACGCTGATCTTGTCAGTCATTGCGCCGCCCTCTTCGCTTCCAGTTCCTGAGCCTGCTGAATCAGCAGTGCCCGGCGATCCGCCAATTCGTTCGCCGCTTCAACCCGCATTTCCGTTTTCCTCTCGGCACTGGCCTTCCGCATTTCCAGCATCGACGTCTTCACCAGATGGAGCTTTTCGCGAATCGCCGGTGCCGGCCGGGTGACTGCGCCGGTGAGCAAGCCAGCCAGGGCGCGACCGTCCTCGGTGACCGGCTCAACCCTCAGATCGGCCAGGTACTTCTGCCCGTATTCCCGCGGGATGCGCTGCATCTGCACCGCCTTGGTGACGGCCTGGATACGACGGTTGGCGTCAAACCCGACAGAGACGTGCCAGTTGACCTGCCTCGCATCTTCTCGGGCCTGGCCTACGAACCGCTCGTAAGCACTGATGAATGCCATGCGAGCGCCGACCTTGTCGCCAGCGTCGAGAACCGGTTTTGCAGCGGCCAGAGCCAGCTGGATCTCGTCGGTCAGCACCACGGTCTCGAATTCATCGTTTGTGGTCATCGCAATTGCCCAGGCTTCATCCTTGCCCGGGCGCCCATCGGCAGCCTGAACACGCTGAAGGATGTCCGCCATGGTCAGCTTGCCTTTTACTTCGAAGCGGCAGGCTTTCAGCGCAGCGCGGATGTCCGATACGGGATAGGCGCAGAGGTCCTCAGCCATGATTGCCGCGGTACCGGGGCTCATCTCCTGGCCCATGGCTTCCGCCGTGGCGATGATGGCTGCAGCCAACCCTGCTACCTGGGCGTCGTTCATTTCAGAGGTACTCATTGCGCTCTCCTGCCTGGCGCTTGGCCAAGACCAATTGCGCGGCCTGTTCCGCAGCCGAGACGTTCGCCTCGGTGCGCTCCATCTGACGGGCAGTGGCCCCGTTGATGCGCTGACCAGTCACCCACTGGGTGTGGTAGCTCTCAGCATTCGCCAGCAGTTCGTTGAGGCTGTGGCACTTGCGCAGGACGGCGGCGTCACTGGTCTTCAAGAAGTGGGCTGCGACGTGGTGGGCGACATCGACGCCGAGGCGGTCGACGAGTTGACCGAGCTGGCCGCCGACCTTGGCGTTCCACACCGGCCAGGTGCTGTAGCGCTTGCGGTAGGCCATGGCGTAGTTCGCCCAGACCTTGAAGGTTTTACAGGACTGGTCTTTGGGGCCCGGCATGTC